CCCGTGGAGAGAAGTCGGTAACATCAAACCCGCCATCATTTAAAAGCGCCCTTACCTGTGGCTTAAAAACCTCATCAATAGGAGATTGGCTCACATAGACTTTATTGATTATCCGCGCATCATCGTAAGCTTTGTCGACTCTTGATTTAATGGCGCTATAAGAGCCTTTAACCGCCTTTGCAGCGTCGCCGAGCGCCCCTTCATCTGACATACCGCTAAGGGTGTCGCGTATTTGTTTCTGCTCTTGTGCCTGCGCGGCTATAGCTAGGTTTTGCGCGTCGTCGCCCAAACCACCTTTTAAGGCTGCTTTTTCTATCGCTTGTAATTTAGGGTTTTGCGTAGACGCACCTCTTGAAATATCTAACAGCTCACCGGATTGCTCAGCCAGTGCTGCTTTGGCTGGTAAAACACCTTGTGCTGATTTAGTAACACCTTTTGTTAATTTAGCAAGACCTTGTGTTAATTTAGGGTTGCTTTTAGCAAAAGCTTTTATCGCCCTGTTAGCCAAAGAGCCACTAGCAGCGCCAGCAACCCCGCCACCAGCTCCAAAAAGGGCTGAAGCACCCGCATCATACGCGCCCTGCGTAGAGAGTTTATCCTCACTTGAGCCGTATCCATATAAACCCCCCGATGCAGCTCCAACTCCACCACCCGCTGCGCTACTTGGTAGCGCCCCTTTTTGTGCTGCATATGCTAAACCCTTTCCAATTGCTTTTGGTGCAAGTGTTGACGCAACACCGATACCGCCGATAGCTTGTCCTACGCCATATGAAAGAGGTGTATCCTCTTGGCGCGCCTGTTGTTTTGTCCTATACCTGTCTAATGCATACTTATAAGGCTCCTCAACGCCGCGATACGCGTAAACAGGGGCTTGTATCCCTGCACGAATCTCATCACCAAAGCCGAAAGACCCCATATCCGCCGCGCCTGTCATAGCGCCATGGAAGCGCTCCCCCCATGTGTCTGGCTCCTCTTGCTGCCTAATACTTTGGGCAATCTGTGTCGCCGCTTCGGTGTCACCGGCAGCGTCAGCTGCCATAAGTGCTTTAGTAGCTCTTTCAATATCCATTAATTACCCCTTAGGTGCGTATTTATTAAGTAAAGCCTCAACACCGCCTTGCGCGCCTTCGCTCTCTTTAGGTTTAGTCATATCATACCTATGAGACAACTTAGAAACCGTCTCTTTATCAAGTCCTTTTTCTTTTCCTATTTTTGCAATATGTTCTGGTGTGCCATGAATCGCATCCATCTGCCTGTTATGAAGGCGCTTTAAGTTATAAATCAAATCCTCAGGTCTTTGCTTCATACCAAGATTACCGCTTGTGTTGGCCAGCCCATCAAACTCCCCCTTACTTAACGCGCCTAAGCCACTAGACCCCGTAGGAGATTGCGCCCGCATCTGCCCCAACTTATCAAACACAACAAGGTTTTGTACGCTAGTTATCTTTGACGCAATGCGCCCCGCTTGGGTTTCTGGGAAATAATCCAGCCAAGACCCGATAGTTCCCGCCTTTGGTAAAATACCCTCATCAGATTCTAATATACCTAGCGCCTGTGTTATATCGTCTATCATAATGTCAGACTCAGCCAGCCTTGTCGGCTCACCTCTTTCTTTGGCGCGCTTAAGCGCCGCGTCTTCTTTTTGCATCTCAAAAGACAATTGCATTTTTTGTTTTTTAGATAATGTTTTTAGGTCAATATTTTGTTTTTCTGCGTATTCCTTAAGCCCTAGCTTTACTTTGCCCGTCTCTATTTCCCCTATAGGGCTGTTATCAAAATTAGGCGTGGCCATAAAGGCTTGCGCCTGCTCTAGTGTCGGCGCACTCGGCGGCTGGTTACCTATAGCCGCTTCCATTTGTGCAACATTCTCGATAGGCGTTAGCATTTCCGGTGTTATATCATCATAACCCTGACCATCCATTGCAGGATTACTACCTTGGTCGTAACCAGTGTCTCCCGCCCTAGTAGGCGGCGCTGCTTGTTGCTGCGTAGGTTGTTGTGCAGCTCCGCCAAGCACTTGAGAGAACGGGTTAGGGCTACTAACCGCCCTTATATCGCCGTACGCATCTGGTTGGTAATTTGTTTTAATACCCTCTTGCGCCGCCCTTGCTTTGCCCCACTGCTCAAGCTCTGGGGTCATTTGCCCGGAAGCCGCCGCTTGGAAGAAAGCCATATCTTTTCTTTTAGGGTCGTTCTTCGCCGCTTCAGCCTTCGCCGCGACTTGCTGGTCTTTTTGATCCATTTGTTGCTTGAATTGGGCTTGTTGAATACTGCGCCCTATCATTTCAGAGAATTGCGCCTGCTCTCGCGCCCTTGCTCTCTCAGGAATTGCGAAATCTACATTACCAAATACGTTTTCAAATGCCATTAGTTTAGCACCTCCATTTTCACGCCAATCATACCATAATTAACGTGCTTGATACCGTCTATTTCCTTAACAGCGTCAGGGTTTATAATCTCAACATCTTGAGCCATAACACCACTATAAGGTGTGTCGTCACCGATATAATTAAAGCTGTAGATTTTATGTCCGTTTTCTACGCCCGTTAATTCTATGTTTTCTTTAATATTAATGTCAGAAGCAAATGCATCACCGTTCGCCCATGTTTCTGCGCCACCGCCTCCAAAACCTCCAAAACCTCCGCTGATAAGCGACCCGCCTAGTGTACCTAGTAAATCACCAAACATAGAACCGCCGCTGTTTTGATTTTGCATTTGCGCGTTCATTTGTGCCGATGCAAGCCCCGTCTGAAGGTTACCGACGTTATTGGCGTAGTTCTGCCCGCCCGTCGCCATAATACCTGTCTGACCTTGGCCTTGGCCACTAGCACCCATAAGCATATTAAATGTATTAAGGTTATCTTGTACATAACGGTTGTAAGAGTTGCCATACTCTTGAGATGCTAGGTTTTGATTAAGTTCTTGCGAAGCTCTCGCAGCTAAGGGGTTAATGTCGCCCGCACCAGCGCCGCCCAATGTAACGCCCTGCGCTGCCATTTGGCGCTCTAAGGCTTTATTAGCCTCAGCCTGTCTAAACTGATAAGCTGGGTCTTCTTCGAATTGATCCATACCAAAGCGCTCAAGTAAAGAGCCAAAGCCTTCTGGAGTGTTACCTTGTCCAGCCATACGTTCGTCGACTGCGGAGTTTAAACCATCATAGTCAATATTCTCTGAGCTTCCTTGCATACCTAATGCGTTAAACCCTAAGTCGGTTAATTGGTCGTAATTACCGCTATCATAAGCGCCGCCAGCCATGCCGAATATATCTTTATCTGTATCTAAATTAAATGTGTTTGAGTAGCGGTCTGAGTACTGCCCACGATTACCCATATCAACAACTAACCCCTCTGGCGTAGTATACATACCATCGTTTGTTGCCTGTGTTTGGGATGTGTATTGAGGCATAAGCTCATTATAAATAGTGTCTCTATTTTGGACGCTACCGCCTGAAATACCTAGTAAATCAGAAAGCTGGCTAACCGCGCCAACCCCCATATTATACCAAGGCTGCGAGTCTGAGCGCGTTTGGTCGTATATGTCTTTTTGCAGTGCTGTCGCTCGATTAGTAGCTTGCTCTAATCCGCTGGTGTCAACACCACCTCCGCCGCCTTTACCCATGATATTCTCCTACGATTGATACGACTTCGAAACCGTGCATTTTCAAAACACGCTTTTTTAACTCTTCGTCGTTGTTTGCTACAAATTCTACTCTAAGCGGCAGGTTATGCTCTTTTGCAAAGCTCTTTGCCGCCTCTACTAACTTACCTAATGTCTTTATATTTCTATGTTCAGGCTCAACATAGAACATGTAATCTGCAAGTCTTGGCTTCCCGTCATGCGAGGTTGTCACTGTGGTAAATCCCGCCATACCATAATCACCAATTAAGAATACCGGAGCTAATTCATAAGATGTTAAAACCTTGCGAACAACAAGGCTCTCAGTGTATTCAGCGCCTAACTCAGTCAACCCTTTTTTATAAAGGTCGATTATTAACGGGAAGTCTTTGGGTGTTGCTTTTCTGATTAAATGACTCTGTGTCACAGAATAACCCAATCAACCCCGTTTGATAGCACCTGAACACCTTCCTTAGTCGCTATACTTATATTCGCAAAACCATCTATAGTCTCGCTACCATCGCCCTCTAATGTGACAACACCCGCACCACTGTTTTTTACATTAATATACTTACCTGTTGTTCCTACAGCAGTTGGCAGGGTTACTGTGAAGCTATTCGCTATGCAATCAACAACACCGTCCTCGCTATCGACAGTATAAATACCACTAATAGATAAGTAGTTCCTTGTAGGGTTAGTTATGCCCTCAGTATTTTGAGTTACACTCCTGAAAACTGAACCAAACCAGCGTACCCACACTTGTGGGAACTTGCCATTCTCCAGTGCGGTTATCTCTTGTATTGGTGGCGGGTTAAGTGCCATTTAACACAGCCTCGTTAATTTGAACAAATACAGGGTCACTAATGCTGATTTTATAAACTCTATCACGCGCAGTACCTAATTTATTCCACTTCACGCGCGTTCTATACTTACCAACAGCGCCTAAATCTTTCCACAATTCACTTGACCACGTATGGCCGCCGTTATCGCTATATTGCATCATAATTTGCGGGTTTCGGCCTTGTCCTGTTTGAAGACCTACACCAACCTCCATATCTAGCTCTAACTGAGCATGAGTAATAAGCCTGCGCTCTTGGTCGTAATGTGGCGTGATACGCTGCTTAACCATTGCGTCGCCGTCATCATCATAATAACTCAAGGACATGTGATATATTTTATTACTAAGCCTATCGCCTATCAAATGCTTTTGATTGAAGAATACATGACACGAACCGCGATGTTGCTCTTCTTCGCCCGTTAATGGGTTTCTATAAACGCGCTCATGCCATAGCCCTGTCGCGACATCTAAAACTAAGGTGGTTTTAAGTCCCTTAACTTGTATAGCTAAGAAAGCAGAGCCGCGCTCATGGTAAGCCCAAGAGTAAGATTCCTTAAAATTGGTACTTTCTGCTATTTTTAACTCGATTGCTTTTGTGCTTACTCTTGAGGCATTGTAGCCATTAGAGCGCCATACAATAGCGTCCCCGTTCTGGTCGGTGCCTAACCAAAATACAGCGTTATCAATCTCTTTTATAGTCGCCTGCGCCGCGCAACCTGTCTCTATAACAGCCCCGCTAATGCGTGAGAAAGGAAAAGCCGCCGCGCCTGTGTTTTGAAACACTTCCGTTGATTTTGTTCCGAACAGCCAAAGATTAGAACTATCCGATATAACGCCAACTAAAGCATCAGGAGAGCTTTCAACTGTTTGCCTATCTGCTATATCCCAAGTAAGTCCGTTGTTAATCGAACTAATAGCGAAGAACTGCCCACTTGTTACAATAAAGTAACCATCTTGAAACGTGAGGCTTGTAGGTGTTGGGAAATCTACATCTGTTATTTGTACAAATTCATCCGTCGCTTTTGTGAAGATATAGCCATACGTGCCATCAATAACCATAACTTGCGTTGGGTTTTCCTCAAGGTTAACAATTCCCGTGGCGGTCAATAACGTCCCGTGGTTTATTGTTGTGCCGTCGGCCTTGACCTCGTAAAACTCATCACCAGAAACGAAGAACGCACGGTCAGCACTCTCAATGCCACCGCGTATACCGCCGCCGCCTATCATATACTCTTCTTTTAGTCCGGGCGTTGAGCGCAGGGCCGCGACACTCTTGCTGTCGCCCACCTCTGACAATAAGGGGTATAGGTTAACAGTCCTCTGATTGTCAAAAGATACCGCTTCCATTTGATATGACGCGCCGACAAATGGAATAATCAATTGGTGTACCATCCCTCATATATATCGCCGCTTGCGTTGCCCACGCTCGGAACGCCATCAAGGCTACTTACAAATAGTTCGTTACGCTTATTCTGTGACTCGACTGCATTCTTTGTATTAGACGCTATTTGCTTCACGCTCATGCTCGCTTCACGCTCATACTCTGAGGATATCCATATAGCGAGATTATATATCAACGCTGCTTTGTACTCTTCTGGCATCGCGAAAACAGTATCAAGTGTTGTGAACTCTGCTAAAGGCTTAAATGAATAGATTGTGATTGACTGTGTGCCGGACGGCTTAGGGTATAAGAAGATAGTAGCGAGCGGGTAGCCGCCATCATAATAATATCTATTAGGGTCTGAACCAGTATTCTTTTGGGTAATGTTTGCGTATTGTTGATTATCTATCATTGTCATAGGGTAATCTGTTGTACCGCGCGTTGTGAACGCAGCACTGATGTAGTTAGGACGCACGGTGTTAAAGTCGCCACCAGAACCAATATTATAGCTTGCGGCATTCGTTAAACTAAATGTTTCGCGTGATTCAGTGTAAATTAAATCACCCTCAGCACTCCAAGTCGCAAGCATACCATTAAGTGTTTCAAGTGCGTCATTGGCTTCATCAGCATCTAAAGAAACGCCCTTGCCTAACACATGAATCTTACGCAATGCGCTCGATATGATTTCCCGTGCGGTAGTCATTATTTCTTGGCCTTCTTAGGCTTATCAGCTTTTGGCTTATCGCCAACAACCTTCCAACCAACCGCAAGTAAGTCGATTGTGAATTTCTTGTGCGTCTCTTTGACAACACCGTCTTTTTCAAATTTGATATTCATAGTCTCTCTCCTCTTAGTTTAAGAGAATGCACCCCAATTAAGGGATGCACTCAATAAATTAAGTTAAGCAGTGATACGGCAAGACCACTCTGGGCGAACCTTATCGAAGCCGTAAAGAATATCAAGGCGCGTAATAACTTCGCGGGTCTTAATATCAAAGTCACGAACTAGATTCACTGTGATACCGTCAACAGTCTCAGTCGCTACCAAGTCAACACCTTTTGGAGAATAAAGCGGTGCAGTGACCATCTTAAACGCTGAAGGGTGAAAAGCTAGGTTTTGAGTAAGTGCGGTTGTCGCAGGGCCAACAAACACCAAAGCGGCGTCATCAGCAGGAAGCGCATCAACATTTTGCAAGCCACCAGAGGCGGCATAGATAGCAGGGCTAATGCCGATGCTAGTTGCACTTGATGTGGTTGCAGTGAACTGTTGAAGGTTTGCTGTCACTACCTTAGTGATAGGATGAACGGCAAACACATTAGCGATGGTAAACACGGAACCAACAGTAACAGCAGCAGCCGCACCATCAATAGTCAGGACTGCTTCGCCCTCACCAAATGAGGCATCATTAACCGCTACGCCCGTTACGTCAGAGCCGTTTGCATGTGTAGCAAGTAGCTCGTTTTCGTACCAAGTGAAGCCATCAGCCATACCGACTTTTCCTTGCTCATACTGGTCAGCAATTTTGTCAGAAGCTTGGAACAAACCTTTACGGTCAGCAACAGCCAAAGCACCACTAGCAGAAGTCATAAGAAGCTTACGGTTTGCCATTGGGCAGAGGTTTTCACTAAGTTTAGTACGTGCCGCCAAGATATCAGCAACAGTGAACGCATTAGAACCAGCAGTACCAACACTATTATATGTTTGGTCTGTTGCAAGGCTCAAGCAACGTGCTTCCATGTACTGAGCAATTGACTCAGCAGCAGGCATACCAAAGCGCTTAAGTGCTTGCGCAACATCAACATCAGTAGCCAACTCAAGAGAGTCAAGCTTCATGCCGACAGTGTGCGTTTTATTAAGCGTTAGTGGAGCTTTTTGTTCAGTAGAGTCTTGAATTGTAGAAGTAATATCAAGATTATCTTCGTTTGGAACATAGCGTGGTGGAATTGATGTATAAACAACATCACCAGATTTAAAGCCATTCTTGCCATCAAATTCTGATTCATCCATTTTGTCAACTTGACTACAGAAAACAAGATTGTCTTTTAGTGTTTGGGCGATACCCTTGGCGAATAAGCCGGGGCCGTCCTTTACTGTATTAATTGTATTAGCCATTATGTTTAATCCTTATTTAAGACCTAAGTTCTTAAGAACATCACCGGAGTGAATATCTTTCTTAGGTGCGCCGCCGCCCTTTGGTTTGTTTAGTGGCTTTGGCGCTGGTTTAGTTACTTTGTTAGTTGGGGTCTTTAAGGTTTGCTGTATCTTAAATATCTCAACCGCAGCATCAGGCGCAGACATTCTAGCAATCTCTTGCAGCTTGTCTAAGTTCGCACCGTTACTAGCTCCGAAAAAGTCAATCACTTGCGGGACATTGCCCTTGAAGACTTGCCCAACAATTGCTTGCTCAACATCAGCAGGGACATTTGCAGCTTTTGTAAAAGACTCAAACTCAGCTTTAGAAGCGCCATAATTGGGATTTACATCCAGATATTTTACCTCTTGCTCATTCGCTAACTTTGCCCGTTCATTAGACAAGGCTTGCAACTGTTGTTGTTGCTGTTCTTGAATTATCTTTTGTTGTGCTGTCGCCTCTGCTTTAGTAGTGATGTAATCAACCCGCGCCTTATCAAACTCTTCGTATGTCTCAAAGTCGTCAATGCTCGGTTCTTTTTCAGGCTCTTGCGTTTGAAGTTTAGATTGCAACTCCTCAAGCACCCGCTTTTGCGTGTCATGTGCCTTTTGCAGCGCATGATATGCAGCCGTCTTACGATTAATTGCTTTTTCCTTATCGGCATTATCTGCCTCAAAATCAGCTAATTTCTCTTCAACGGTTTTCTCAGGCTCACTATCAACATCAGGCGAATCGTTAGACTCTGTTTCTTCTGTTTCAGCTTCCTCAGTTTCGACTGTTACGTCTTGGGTTTCGGCTTCATTAGGGACAGGCGCGTCTGTCACAATCGAGGTATCAACCTCTTGTGCTTCGGTACTCATTATGATCGACCTTTCAAAGTCTTATGTAGTTGGTTCTATCTGTTCAGGCTCGATAGTTTCCTCTTCCATCATCTCCGCTTCTTTTGCACTGATGATTGAATCCATAGCCAAGCCCATATCATCGACTTGTGCTGCTATTCCTTGCACCGCGCTACCCAATGACTGGACAGCCTCAATGTTAAATCCTGTAGTCTCGGCACGCATTTGCTCAATCTCCGCTTGCGTCTTGGCAATGTCAGATTGTGTTTTCTGCGTATCATTTTTTAACTTAATACGGTCTTGCTTAAGCTTCTCAGTCTCTAAACCCTGCTCAAACTTCTTATCTTTTTCTTTATCCATAAGAGCCGCTTGATAATTAGAAAGCTTCTCTTCCATTTGTTGCAACGCTTCGGACGCTTGCTTAAGTTTAGCGGCTTGTGGGTCGTCACCAAGTAGCGCTGGATTCATGTTAGCCTTAAGTCTCTCGGCAATCTCTTTGCCCATTGGTAAATCAAGAGCTTCGAATAGTAAATCGCCAGTGATATCAGCAAGCTCAGGCTTAGCCCGCACCAATTCAATTAACTTGTCGGCTGTCTCTTGACGTTTAGAGCTATAAGAAGCGCCGACATCACAAACAACATCGTACTTGCCAGCACTAAGGTCATAAATACCCGAGTACTCACCGCCCGTCGCTGGTGTGACCTCACCATCCTTCTTAACATAAGGCGTGTTAACAGGGATGTTTTTCTCTGTACCATCTTCGCCGATAATTCTTGCTACTTTGCGCTCATTATAAAGGCGCGGTATCATGTCGACACATATGCGCCCTACATGTGAGATAGAAGCCGCTAAGTTATCAACGAAATGGAATGTGGCGTTGTCGCCCTCAATCTGTTTGTTGCGTATAGCAACGCCAGACATATTACCAACCGCCTCGCCCATGTTTGCTTGAGGCATACCAATTGCCAAGCGTATATCATCACGTGCGCCGATAGCCTCTTGCATACTGGCAGGACTGCCCGTTGGGGGCTGTTGTCTCATAGGTGGTGGCGCAGGCATTCCGTTCTTATCGTACACAACATCATACTCAAGGAACGCAAAGTTCTGTGAATTAGCATTAGCCCATTTATTAGGGTAGCTCTTAAACGCGCCCTTCGCTCCGATGTGCGGGGCTTTAGGTTGTAGCGCTAATATCTCTACGCTCGCAGACTTATGATAGTTGTACATGCGCTGTGCATCTTTAGCTTGTCTAATGATACTGTGGAACTCACGAACACCGTCAATAAACACCTCTTCACCGATAACAGGAACAATAGGGATGTACTGACTAGGAAACTCTTCCTCTTCTAGAGGCTCATCACCGCCAGCGTATATACACTTCTTAACAAACGGAATCTCAATATCACGCTCCATAAGAACTTCATACTCAACAGAGTCCGTTAGCTCGTTTTCATTATGGTCGTCGATATCTTTCTTGTTATCTTTATTGATTACCTGTACAGAGCCATCAATCAGCTTGATTTGGTACAACTTGCTCTGCTCGTAGTATTTGTAATAACACTCAACAACAGTCACAGTGTCAGCCTTGATTGAGCTGTCAAAACTCACAGGCTCAGCATCAGGCCATAACTCTTCGAAACGCTCTTTGCTGTATGTCTCAAGGATAAAACCATACTCAGCATCACTGCCGTCAAGTTCTTCACTTGATGGGTCTAAATATACAGATTGGAAATCAATAACGCGCTCTATGTAAATCTCTTGGTCAAATGTATCAAGGTCTGCGTAGTCTGTTTTAATCTTAATCCATCCAATACCAGCACCAACCGCGTTCAATGATGCTGTGGTGTAGGATGATTGTGCATTAGATTGGCGCTCTATATTGCGTATAATGCCTTGCAAAACCTCAGCAGTGTCAACATCCGCCTCATCGTCGACAGGGCTAACCCGGATAGCCATCTTAGCTTGACGGATATCATTAACAACCTGTTGAGCATAAGGAAGAAGCTGGTTTAGAGTTAAGCAGGGGCGGCCATCTTTTTTGCGTTGTCTCTCGCCCTTTTCTTCCCATTGGCCTTCGCCGTGCAAGAACCTCCAATCTTCTTCGCAATCTGGGTACAACACCCCATAATGAGACTTGGCAAGCTCATATTTCTTTTCTAGTTCTTCTCTATCCATTTTTATCCCATCCATGAGCCGTCATAAGCAAGTGCGTCGTCTTCACTTGCTGTTGGCTCTATGTGTGTTTCCTGCATTGTTATAAATTGCGCCAAGTATCTAAACGCCGCCGCGCTGTCTAGTTCGTGTATCTCTTTATACTTACCTGTCTTTTCATCCTTAACAGACTTCTCATGCCGCAAAGCTTGCAACCCGTCCTTGCACTCAGTCTCATCAATATAAGCTTCCTTAATTAATGTCTTCGCTAGTCTGCGCCCGGCATCCTTACGCATAGGAGGCATCACTCTAGTGTTAATCAAGCCCATTGTCCTAAGCTGGTCTTCAATAGAGCCAGCCATCCCTAACCGCGAGTGACCTGCATCATGCGGCAACCCGTGAGCGCCGTTGTAATCATTATCCTTTATCCAGTCAGCATAGTAATCAAGGTCTTTAAAGCTATCTTCGATATGATCTATAATTCTTATCTGAGCGCCGACTCTTTGCGCAACCCATATGGCTGTACTATCCGCGCGGCCTAAGTCCCAAGCTGTTATAATCTCAACGCCAGTCTTGCGCCCAACAACCCCTATGCGGTCAGCAGCTTTAGCCTCATCCAGTAGTTTGGCGTAGTAGTGACCATGAAAGCTTGTGTCATAATCACCAAGCCATATGTGCGCAAAGTCTTCTATGTTATTCTTTTTATCAATCTCAACTTCCCTATGAACAACATCGCCTATAAAGGGATTGTCTTCATAGTTCACATGGATAACCAAGCAATCAGGCTCGTTGCGCATTTGATTGCAAAACTCTTCAATAGCATCATCGGGAAACTTAGGGTTCCAAGTGAATATAAGCTGCGAGTCAGCCATTCGAATAGTAGGCCTTAGAATTTTTAATGTATTTCTTGTGGTATTTTGCGCCTCTTCAAACCACGCAATCTTAAACCCTTCTAGTGACTTCACACTATCAGCAGTTAAATCATTCATACCTTGAAAGTAAAATAAACCCTTATCCTTACCGACTGTCTTGCGTATTTCTGACTGAACTGACTTGTAGTAAGGATCAAGCCCCATACTTTCAATCTTGTCGTCAACCAAGCTCTTGCTTGATTTGTCTATTGATTTTTGAATTTCTCGCAGGCCAACAATCTTTAAATTCTTTTCTGCAATAGAGCGCTCAACCAAATACTGAGCAACCTCATGTGACTTACCAGAAGACCTGCCGCCGCGAATAAATATATATCTATACTTGGGGTCTAGCGCTGTCGCCCACCTCGCGCTATTAATCGTTATTTCTGGCATCGACTATGGTTTTATTAATATTAATATTTATATCGCCGCTTAAGTCTACCTTGTCGCCACCTAAACCATAAAGTTTCGCCTTGCCCATAGAAGCAGAAACCGCGGCGCTAGATTGCTCGACACTCAAAGCAAGCGCCCGCGCTTCTTCAAGCTCTAACGTAAGGCTTTCAACGGTTACAGCGTGGTCTATTCGGTGCTGCTCTTGTAAACTAAACACCCTTGCCGCCACCTTGCCCTTAGCAAGCTCGATACACGCCTTCTCGTGGATGGTCTTCTCTGCCATGTTCTCAGCGTCGTATGCTTGTCTGTACGCTTCGCTCGCGTTGCCAAACTCTATGTATTTTTGCGCGAATTTCTCTTGTTTGATTGTGAGTTTGGTAATAGCGACCTCCTAAAAAGTCTATGTCATGAGTTTTAAGCCCCCATGTAAGGCTTTGTATTATGTTATTGTGATTACTGTTGTGCCGCCTATGACATTTGGAACCTCAAGAGACCCTGCGTTAACTAATCTTGCTGAATACCCTACAACTGGCTGATTACCATCCATAACAGGCGTTGCTGTAATTGTGGCTGCCGTGTCTGTGGTTACTAAAACATAACTTGCGCCCTCTGGAACTGTGTAGGGGCTAGAGGTGCTATGATTTGCAATAGTGTTATTGCCTTGTATTTGCAAGGTGCTGCCATTTGCTGAAGGCTGGTTTGCCTTGAATGGTGTAAATGATACCGCCATTTTATTTAATCCTTTTAGTTGCTGTAATTAATACCCCTAGCCTTGTGTGAGCAAAAATAAGAAATCAAGTCGAATGCTTGACGTCGGAGCTTAAGTGGCTAGGGGTTATGTGCCATATAGACACAAAAAAGCCTCGCTGGGGGGCAAGGCGTTTATTCCGTTTTTGACATAGTAGGTCAGAAGCATTAAACCACGCTTTGAAAATCAGTGCAAGTTAATTCTTTTGTTTCCCCCAACCCCTTAAGGAGCACCATTCATCAAGAGAGTTTGTGTACATATCCACAACAACACTTTTTAGAATCCCGTGCTTCTCCTCTATCTGCTCTGGTGTATTACAAAAGAAAGCTATATCTATAGCGACACTGTAAGCTTTTTCAGAAAGCGCCAGCTTTAATTGGCGTAAAGCCTCCATGATCTCGACATCATGCTTGCTTGGCTCCTGCTCTACCTCATTGCGCCCATTGTCAACACGATGCATATCTTGAGATGCAAAACCAACACCGCCAGATTTCTTAGCAAAAGATTTGGCAATTTCCCTCTCTGCATCATACCAAGCGCCATGCATAAACTTATCAAGAAACGCTCTCCCCTTCTCCATTGGTAAATCATACCGCCTCCCCGCTGAGGCTTTACGCTCTACAAAAGTCATCTTTGATTTGTCCATGAGCTAGATTATGCCTTAAATCTTTTTATCAATCAATGTTAATTTAGTTATTGACAGTATTAACACAAACGGTTAATGTTATCTTAGTTAAACAAGGGGAATGAAAATGATAAGAGATTTTATAGGATTTACACTATTCATGTTTTTAATGCTCTGGGGTCTACCCTTTGTATTTTATGTTGTCACTGGCGAATTGATGGAGTTTTAATTATGACCAAAGCACAAATACAAGCATTCGCAGAGATGGAAGAGGCTGAGAAAGAGTACGCAGCATTTCTAAACGAAAAGACATTAAGCAACGTGAGCTACTTAACCCTAGAACAGCGCGCCGGACTAGCACTAGAAGAAAAGAAGCGCTGGTTAATAGTTCAAGAAACCCGCAACATATGGAAAGAATTAACAGATGAGTAAATATACGCCCGCGCCTTGGTATTTATACAAAAACCAATACGGCTTAGAGGTAAAAACAAGAAAAAAAATAAAACCGCAATTCTCAGGTCAGCGCCCGTCTAAGATTTGCTCTGTCCATCAATGGAATAATGAAGCTCTAGCAAACGCCCACCTAATTGCAGCCGCGCCGGAATTACTTGAAAATTTGGAATATCTTGTCGAACAGATAGACATTGCCGAGTTTAAGGACAGCGGTGGTAATTCCGCAGATAATCTAGCGGCTCTAGATTGCGCCAAAGAAGCAATAGCAAAAGCAAAAGGTGAAACAAAATGACTAAGCATGACCTTCACTGCGCCCTACGCCTACTAAACCTCTGTATG